TGTTCCTTGTCAAACACTATATACCTACTCTTTCTAGGACATTTTTTATTGATGTAGGATACCAAACTCTGTCCTGGTAAGTTTTTACCCCACGATTATTAAGTGCATCTGCAATACCCTGTAATGTATTGATACCGGATTGTTTGATGCCTTGAATAATATCATTAATATCTTTTGCATATTGATCTGCATTCTTTTTGATTGTTTCATGACCTCTAACTCTAGCTACATCTAAGTTAGTTTGATTGCCTAACTGTACACCTTCTGCTTTTAATCTAGCTAGTGCTGCTTTGGTCCTGTTAGATATATTAATTCTTTCTAGTCTATTAATTGCAACATGAAAACCAGCAATCGCATCATCTAAGTTTGGAGTATCTAGTACATCTAATACAATCTTACCTTTGTTATCTTCCAAGAATTGTCCAACTTCATATGTTCTACCTAATCTAGATAATGAATAAACAACTAATGGAACTCTTAGTCTTTTAGCTGTCTTGATTGCATCTTGAAGTATTGGTCTATTTTTAAACTTCTTAGCTCCAGATGTATCATCTTCTCTAAACCAAATAATTTCTGCATTTGGATATGCTTTTTTAATTGCGAACTCCTGGTTCTCAACTGTTTGTTTATCTGTACTTACTCTTACTAAAGCTACAATCTTATTCATTAGTTATACTCCTTCCTAAATATATTTTTTAATATTGCGATTGCACTCTCAACATTTTGTTTTTGTTTAAGATAAGTTTTTTTGTAACCTCTATAAACTGGTATCATTCTTTTATGATGTGTTTTATTTCCTTTAACACTCCAAGGACCATAACCCTCACAGTTTATCATTTTATCTTGTCTTGCAATATCATTGATAATGCCCTTTAAATCTTTTTGAGCTTTATCTAACAATTTGAAAACAAGATCTTTTTTTGATGGTAACTTTTTTATCTTGTATAATCTTTTTACTGTATAATATATCCAGCTATTCATTATTGTACTCCTCTGTTAGTTATTATTAGTGGTCTTATATTGTTCATATATCTAATATATATATTTATGATATTTTTACAAGTATTTAAATAAATTAATTTTAAGGAGCAAAAAATGGCTAAAAAAGACCAACTTACACCATTCTATTTGAAGATCTCCAGTAAACTAAAAGATAAAATCCAGGACCAGGCCAAGATAGAGAGAATACCTATGGCCACATTGGTGTCTGAAATTTTAGAAACTGGTATGTCTGTTAGGCCCAAAGTAATACAGGACCGAATAGATAAAATGATTAACGCAGCTAGAATGGGAGGTTCAAGTGAGCAAGGATAAGATAAACCCACCACACTACAAAGACAATCCAATACAAACATTCGATGCCATCACATCACAGATGACTGATGCAGAAAAGATTGGAGCTATCAAGTTTAATATCTGCAAGTACATAATGCGAATGGGCAAGAAGGTTCCAACATTAGAAGGTGCAAGAGATGATGCTGGTAAAGCTCATTGGTATTGTGAGAAGTTACTAAAAGAACTTACAGATATAATTAAGAAAACACCTAAGAACAAAAGAGATAACATAATTAAATTTAAAGGAGATGACGATGACAACACCAATTCCTAATAATGTCATAAGACCACCTAAAGGATACGAATACACACAAGGCAACCAAACTAAAAGATTAGTATTTAAAGATGTAAGTGTAAACATACAAAAACGAATTGAATACCTGGAGGCAAAAGTAAATGGTTTGATTGATGAGATAAGAGTATTAAAGAAACAACAAAAGTATCAACCGGCAATCAATCGTAGAGCTAAAAGAGTATGGATGTCAGATATACTTGTGGCTGTGTGTGATTACTTTGATACAACTCCAGAAGATATATGTAGTGCTAGAAGGCATAGTGATATTATAAAGATTAGATCTTGTTTTATTAATTTATGTACTGAGCTCACACATTCATCAACACCGGCTATTGGTAGAACTTGTGGTAACAGAGATCATACGACTGTGCTGCATCATATCAATTTAAAGAAAAACAAAATTAATTGTTGGAATACTAAAACAGAACCAGGATTAGAATTGTGGTCCGACTTTGGCAAACTTGAGGCCAAATTAAAGTCTGAGGCACAACCAGATAATGAGTGATAAACCAGATTATGGTAAAGGAAAAACTCCAGGACATTTCTGTGTAATACCACAACGAGCAGTTATAGATCCTAGATTTAAAACCCATCCACGAACCTTTATGGTTCTATGTGCGATAGGTAACTTTACAAGTAGACAAGGTGTGGCCTGGCCTAATCAATTAACTATTGCTAAGAACTTACAGATCACACAGTCTACTGTATCGAAACATATTAAGCTGCTTGTTAAATGGGGATACATTGCTTATGCTAAGAAACATCCAGGACTACGAGGTAATAAATACTTTATGATATTCCAAGAAGGTATAAGTGAAGATGATGCTAAGGCTACAGCTACAGTACAAGATAGATCTTTTGAAGATAAACCAGAAATACCTATTGGCCCTAAACAGGGGGATAAAGACATATATTCAGTCAGAAGGAATACTAAGAAAGACAGTAATGGATCAAGTATGAACTCTAATGCATATGTAGATATTCCCTCAGAACGACTGCGTAACACACAACAGAACAATGATATATTCATTAATAGTAGAAAGGTATGTAATGAGTTTGTAAAGTTAACCAATGAGATTTATGGAACATTGGTTCAGTACAATTTTGATGAAGAGAAATTAGTTGGTGAATGGTTACAGAAAGGATTGAAACCAGAATATGCTGTGAAGAGAATGAAAGATATACTTACCTGGAGGAAGGATAACAAGTACGATTGCCCTAAGAGAATAGTATTCTACAAGGATGTATTCTTCAAGAAAGGCAAGGCTACTAACAAGAAGGAAGAGATGCAAAGATTATTGAAGAGGTTTGTAAACAAGCATAAAATATAAATCGTAAACGAACCTATACAATTTATAAATCCCAGGAAGAGCTAATACATTGTTACAGAATATTACAAAATGGCCTGGCTGCCACAGATTGGGCCTATTGGGGGTGGGGGTGCGTATATATATATGGGGGGTATCTCACAATTTTTTTGCAGAAATTTTACAAATCATGTATAATCAGAACAAGATCTAGGGGGTAGGTTCTCATTCTAGGCCAGTCAATCTACCCTCGTAAATATGAAACATAAAAAAAAGGAAATATATGAACAAAGGACCAACACACAGTAACCGATCTTTCAAATTCATGAGAGATGTAACTATAAAGGCTAATACCGAAGTTATCATTGAGGAATGGGATGGATCGAATTACGATAAAGAAAGACAATCAAGAACTGAGGTTCCTGGTGCAAAAGATGTAAAGATGTATCTCAAAGATCCTTCTAAAGAATATAGCAAAGGCGATGCAGTTATGTTTTTTAGATTGTTTGAGAATAGTGGCAGCACAGGACAAGCTCCAGCATATCAATCACAATCAGCTCCAGAACCAAAACAGGATGCCGGTGTAGATGACGAAATCCCATTCTAATACTAAAAGAATAGTTAAACCTCCTTTGGATCGTTTCGGTGGTGTCCGAGTGGTCCAGAGGAGAATACAGAAATCTGAGATTATAGAACATCATAAAGATAATGTTGCTCAAGAACTTGTTGATATAGCTCAAGCGAATATTGACGATATTATGACCTGGGATGAAGAAGGTAAAGTTAGTATTAAGGATCCTAAAAATATTTCTAAGTCAGCTATAAAAGCTATAAAAAAAATTAAAGTAACACCTACAAAGTTAGGTCCACAGTTAGAAGTAGAACTACATGATAAAGTTGCTGTATTGCGTGTATTAGCAAAAGCATCTGGTTTATTAGAACAACAAGAAGATATGGATAAACCATCTGTTGTTGGAATAGTGATGCAAGGACCAGAACCAACAATAATAGATGGAAAGGTAGAAGAACCGGATGACAGAACCGATAACAAATCTAAAACTTGATTTTAGTACATCACCTACAGTTTGGAAATTTTTAAAAGATAAGAGTTTTGTAAGAGGTGTTATGGGGCCGGTTGGATCCGGCAAATCGTATGCTTGTGCAGCAGAGATTATGTTGAAAGCAGTTACGCAAGTACAAAGTCCTCGTGATGGGATCAAGTATTCTAGGTTTGTT